TTTTGTTGCCTAAATTTGGTGCTAAATTTGGTCAGGGTTATCTACAGGACACGGTACTCGCACCAGGTTCCCGCAGTTAGCACAGGTAGCATCTAAGGCCCACCAGCAAATCTCGTAATCTTCAAACTGGGCAAAGATATTAAAGACAGTAGAACCACAGGAGCAGACGTGGACAGGGCCAAGAGGCCGCAGGTCAGCAGCTTTGATAGATGGTAAACTAATTTTCTGTAGCCGAAGTAGACGGAACAACACAGTCTGTGCTCCCTCCTACCGTCGGTCGCTACGGAAGGCGCTTCGCGCCGTTCAGTTATCTTCGCTTCGCTCCGATATTGTAATGAAAAAAGCGAGTGTCGCAGTAGCGACACGCCGTAGGAAAGTGTAATCTCTGACAAGTGACCACGTTAATTGGGATTCAGATGCCTACCAGAGTAATCCTTTGTGCTGACTCACAGATAACTGAAGATAATCTGCGAACCATTAGCACCACAACTCCGAAGATAATTCCTATTGGTCGCTACCTGCTGGGCATCGTTGGTGATTCTAGGCCTGGTGACATCTTGACCTATAACTGGAATCCGCCAGCTTATAAAGGAGCTGACCCTATCCAGTGGATGGGAAAGAAAGTTATGCCATCGATACTGGCGGCATTCAAAGAGAATGGATATGACCCTTATGAAGCAACCAAAGATAAAGACTCAGGGTTCGACTACCTTGTTTCGTTTAATGGCAATCTCTTCCACGTTGCGTGCGACCTCTCGTTCATCCAAAGCGACTACGGACTCTACGGTCTGGGTACGGGTGGTCATTTCGCTCTTGGTTATCTTCACGGCGTGGCTGATACTTTCACACCTACTACAGTAAGGCGACACGCCGAACGTGCGCTAAAGATAGCTAGCATCCTTGACGTCAATACACATCTGCCCTTACAGTTCGTAACTCAAGAAAGGGAGTACTGATGTACTGGGACATAGGGAATCTGACGATTCACGGTAATCGTCATTACCTGTATAACTGGGCTTTAGGAATTGATTATTACCATATCGAAGAGGGATGGGAACACGGTCAGGTTTTACTTGCCAGAGTTCTTATTGTAAACTTACTCTTCTTCAACTTTACTTTTACTTGGTGGACATAAATGGATATCAAAGAGCTGCTGATTAAGTCGTTGCACGATGTTGAGAACAAGCGTAGTCGTTCTACTCAGGTGCAGATTGGCCCATCAGAATTAGGTGGTTGCCGTCGTAAGGTCTGGTATCGACTACATAACCAACCTGAGACTAACGATGCTGAGCTCAAGCTCGCAGCGATTATGGGTACGGCAATCCATAATTCCATTGAGTCTGCCTTATCAAACAACAAGGAAGTTTTACTAGAACAAACTGTGGAATATGGCGATATGAAAGCACACGTCGATTGCTACATTCCCAGCACTGGCGATGTTGTGGACTGGAAGACTGTCAAGGCTAAGAACCTTTTCTACTTTCCAAGCAAACAACAGCGTTGGCAAGTACAGGTGTATGGCTATCTGATTTCTAAGTCGGGATTGGGGAAGGTCACGAACGTGAACTTAGTAGCCATCCCTCGTGATGGGGATGAACGTGATGTACTTGTACACACTGAAGCCTATGACGAGGCCATCGCACTAGAGGCGCTTGATTGGTTAGCTGCAATAAAGCAATCGGACTCGGCTCCCGAACCTGAAAAGGACGAGAGTTATTGTAAGTTTTATTGCAAATACTATGACGCCTCTGGTGAGATGGGATGCGTTGGTCTAAAAAAAGAACTTACAAAAACTGAATTACCGTTGATAGAAGACCAAGAGAAAGATAGTATCGCTCTGGAATTTCTACAGCTTGACCAGCAGATAAAGGTGCTCACCGACCGAAAGGAAGCCATCAGAGATGAGCTTTCTGGATTACTCGGTGTCACCAACTCTGGTGTTGAAATCAAGTGGACAACGGTACAAAACAACACAGTCGATAAGGAAGCAGTGGAGAAAGCACTAGGTTTCGTACCGACTAAGCAAGGCAAGGAGAGCACAAGGCTCTCTGTCAAACTGACTGGAGGAAAGTAAATGGCTGCACCAGAATCAACAAAGTTCCAAGTCAACTACAAGTTGCCGGATGGAACATTGGTTAATCTTTATGCAACAGATGCTAAGGAATTGGAGAATCAACTGAATGACTTGCAGATGGTATCTGTACTCATCACTTCAGTTTCTGATTTCTTTCACAGCAATCGACCTGCTGCGCCCGTTCCAAGTGCTGGAGGTGGGGCAAGCCAAGCACCGGTAAATGCTGGAGCTAACGCTTGTAAACACGGGACAATGGTTTATCGTGAAGGAGTAAATGCACAGGGCAGAGCCTGGAAAGGTTATATGTGTGCCGCACCTAAAGGTGCTACAGATAAATGCCCAACTATCTGGGTCAGATGATTAGATGCGAGAGCCGCGTGAGTACGAGGCTCCGCTATGTGCTGAAGTCGGAGGTGATTTGTGGTTCCCAGAACCTCCTGGTGAGGGTGGAGCTACTGCAGTACACGACTCTTTCATCGCGAAGAAAGTATGCGCTGCGTGTCGTCACCGAACAGAATGCGCCGAATGGGGCATCACAAGAGAAAGTTACGGTATCTGGGGAGGACTTGCACCCAGAGAAAGACAACGAATCCGTACTGCTAGAGGCATAATATTACGGGAGGAACGCGGTGCTTAGGCTTGACAGAGCGTGGAGGAATGTCGGTTCGGCAGCAACTCCACTTCCTACTGTCTGGAAAGCTTTGGAAAAGAAGGAGATAAAGTTTCGCAGAGGCCAAGTATGTATGGTCGCTGCTGCTCCTAATGCTGGCAAGTCGATGTTCGCACTTGTCTATGCAGCACAAGCCAAAGTACCAACACTGTTCTTCTCCGCTGATACTGATGTCGCCACGATGTGGCTACGTGCAATAGCACATATCTCTGGACACAGTCAGCAGACTGTGGAGAATCAGATGAATGCCAACCCCACATTCTATGATTCGTATATGGATAAGTTGTCTCACATCCAATGGGTCTTTGACTCATCACCGAATCTTGATGATATCGAAGATGAGATAAAGGCTTACATTGAACTCTATGGCAAAGGCCCTGAGCTTATTGTCATAGACAATCTAATGAACGTTGTTGCTGAATCTGATAATGAATGGGCAGGGCTGCGTCAGATAATGGTAGAGCTGCACGATATGGCACGCAAGACTGAGGCTTGTGTCTTGGTATTGCACCACGTATCAGAGCAAAGTGAATACGGGCCACCGTCTGAGCCACCACCTCGTAGAAGTATTCACGGGAAAGTGAGCCAACTGCCGGCGACCATTTTGACTCTTGGCTACAATCCTTTTGAGCAGAAACTCAAGATTGCAGCAGTCAAGAATCGTTTCGGTAAACACTCCGCAGATGGAAAGGATTACACAGATTTGTCTGTCAACTTTGCCACTTGCGAGATACGAGATATAGACCAGTACGGCAGACCTGTGCTGGTAGATGCGGCGATGATATGAGTTCCTACAATAAGCAAAAGGGTTCTAAGTTCGAGACAGATGTGATGAAGTATCTGCGGAAACTAGGCCACTTTGCTGAGCGTCTAGCCAAGGCCGGCAGTAGCGACGAGGGTGACATCGTCACCATAATCGCAGGTCAGACCTATATTTTGGAATGCAAGAATCGCAAGACACTTAGTCTTCCACAGTTCTGGGCAGAAGCTCAAACTGAGGCAGCCAACTACGCAAAGGCCAGGGGATTGGTTGCTTCACCTCCGGCCTTTGTCGTAGTGAAACGTAGGAATGCCAGCATCGAGGATGCTTGGGTAATACAACCACTAGGAGAATGGATAAATAATGCCGATACCAGGCGGAGAGATAACGACAACTGAAATCTGGATACCTGAAGCACCGCTACCTGAAGAACCAACTGAGGTAGAGCAGAAGGAAGAAGAACGCGAAGATGATTTGCAGTAGCTGTCAATGGGCAGGTCATCACAACAC